CTTAGTCATTCCTCTGAAAGGAGGTCAGTATACTCTAGGTCATCAGACCCGAGAGTCTCCTGTTGGCGATCATAGAACGCCTTCAAGTAATACGAACTAAGTTCGTATTCACTCATCTCAAACGAATATCGTTTAAGAAGGTATCTGAGACGACTATAAAGTCTGTCACAGTCCTTGATATCATTAATGATATCGATCCCCTTCATTACTTTGAAGGAGCGGTACGCTAATGTCCTAGACATTTTGCGTTCCACCTCTTTAACAGAGTAAAGGGGTGGCTTGACAAAGTCATTGAGACGGGAGAGGAAGTCTTTCTCAAAGAGAAAGATATCGTCATCTGATACAACTCTGTTGATCAGATTCTCGACCATCTGAACAATTTGACCAATATAAATATTGGCAATTGAACCCCTAGAACCAAAAAGGTCTTGGGAGTCAGTGGTTTGTTTCCTGATCCACTCCACAAAGGGAGTAGTACGGAAATAGTCACCGGGATAAGTATTATCCCCGCGTAACCACTCGATGAGTTCATTAAATGAATCATCACCATCAGACGATATATATATCGCCCGATTCTTGAATTCTAGTGAATCCAAGGCCTTAAATGCAAGACAATTTAATCTTGCAAGCGGTGGCATTGGCCCCTTGTCTTCATCAGAAGCGAGGCCCGCATATCTTGCGGGGACGGAGCATAAAATGCTTATCGCAGACCGGACAAAGTCCGATCCAAAACATTGATACTGGAGTACCAGTGCTTTCTCGTCTGGTAACGAGGCGCTGCCCGAGCGGGGCCCTATATAATAGGACCTGTCTCTCATACGGATCATAAGATCACGTGTGCACGCCCAATCATCAAAAGATTTGATGATTAGTCTAGGAGATATCGCAGATATCTCATCTCCATCGAATGAGTTTCGTTTAACGAACTCACTGATCCTTCTGGATTTATCCACAAGGAGGGACTTAGTTAAGTTAATCTTAACACCCAAGGCATTCATTACTACAGAATAGTAATGAGCGATTCCTTGATGACATATAAATATGTCATCTCCGACGATGCCGTAGAACCTTGAAGGGTCCGACATGAGATGCTGAAGCACCCCAGCTTTGGCGGCAGCGTACCACACCACAAAGTGGTGAGATAGGGAGAAAACTGCCCATGAGGACAGCAAACCCATGGGTTGCCCCACACGGTACCACTTCCCTTTAAAGGGAAGCTCCGTCATCGCTCTTCTCCACATAGTGGAGAGTGCTCGACCGCCTGGAATAACCAGACGTAAGACGCTTTCTGAGAAAGCGACCGGGAATGCGTCTGTTGCGCTTGATAAATCAAAACACGCAACAAAGTCGTTATCTCTGGTAACAGAAGATAATGCTCGAAAACCATTTTCATGCGAAAATGTGTAATCCGCTGATATATGATGTAGGCATTTAAATGCCCAATCATGTATAGGAGATAGTGCATACTGCACCCAAAAGTCTCCTATAGCTATCACCCGAGTTTTAAAACCGGGAGCCCCGAATGCGACGTTACGTCGTAATTCAGCTGTCCACTGTCTCCGTCCTTTCGGAGGAGGGTCAGGGAACGCCGTTGCCTTCATAGAAGGAAACGAGTTCTGGCCTATAAGATTACTCATGGCCAGGAGAAAGTCTGAATAGACTTCACCACCACGCATCACAGTTTTCTGTGCACGTGCCTGTTCAGCAGGCGCGCCGACAATAGAAGGCGCATACCCTTTGAACGACTTCGAAAGTCGTTTGCTACGGTTCTTCAACGAGTACCGCGCAGTCCCCTTCTTTGTTAGAAGGATCGAGGTTTCAACCGGTTTAAACGGTGTACTGAAACCGACTTTCTCTGCAAATGAAGAGAAACCTTCAGTGCTTTCAATTAATTGAAGCATTTCCTCGAAGTTATAAACTTCGGTCAATGTAGAGGCATAGCCTCTATGATCAACTTTGTCCATTGAATCTACCATATAGGTGGATTCGAATGCCTCAAAGTCTGACTTTACGAGAGACTCTGAAGCCGTATAAAGATCATAAGATCTAAATACCGTATGCAGAAGCCTTAAAATAAAGGGATCTGACCGGAACTGTATAGCTATCCGATAAATCGGAATCGCTAAGCGATACTTTCGCTGCGGCATTTCGCCGGTAGCTACAACATCTAGGAAAGCAGCCTTATAAGCTTTTGCTCGTTTGACTGCTTGGAGGCCTTCAGATCGCACTTGCGTGTCGATTATCTGAAGATACTGTAAAATTACTCCCTTAAAAGGGCGTAATCGCGGCGCGGCGGTTGTAACAACCAAAGCAAGCCGGCCAGGGTCTGTAGCAGCAAGCTGCTCGACCCTCCTTCTCATCAAATGAGATCGAGGAATTCGAAGCTGAGCTGTCAATGCAGTTCCTCCTTTCGAAGTAAGCACTCAACTCCAGGTCAGTAG